CCAACCAAATATCAACCCTCCTGAGTAATCTAGCCATTGCTCACCATTATTAAAATTATGATAAGAATATTGACCTCCATCATTGTAGTGATAAGGCATTAGGTTTCCCCAAGAGTGTAGCCAAAAGTTCTTTTTATAATGGTAGTAGTCAAAACCACAAACTAATGAATAAACAAATTGGTTGTCTAATTCATTTCTTTTCTTTTCTACATAATTATCTAACACCTGAGGTATAACTATCTGCTCCCAAACATCAATGCTTGTAGCAACAACTTCATCTTGTGGGTTTTTGTATTCAGAAGCGTTAACATCTACCGAATAACCCTCTTGTATAGCTAAATATGTGTAGTGTAAATTACCATTAGAAAGCAACCATTCGTCTAATGGATTGTACCCGTAGGGCTCTGCTAATCTTGTAACACCACCAAAGTTAAATGATAGCTTTTTGTTACCTCTTATTCTAAATCTTTGTGTAGCCTCGTAATACTCTATGTCGGCAAAACCATCCTTCATATACTCGACCTTTGTCATCCACAATGGTTTTACATATCTAAGGAAGTGGTTTTGGTCTATATACTCTACGCCCTCTTGCCTTCTATAATCTATTTCAAATAAATACTCAAAAGGAGAAAGACCAATAGTAGCAGCATCACTATATGTGGTCTCTGTGCCGTCTTTAAAGGGGCTTGTAGCCTCGTATTGAAACCTTTTAATCTTTCTTATGCCTGCTGTAAAAGAATAGTCGTATGGCGTTTCTATAACATCTTTAGATAACTCTCCTGTTACAGAAAAAACATCCTTATCAGATAAAGATGTACCTCCGTTAGTCGCAATGTAAAATGTAGAAAACTTAAAAGCTTTTTTTATCTGTGCGTTAGATAAAAAAAAACAAAACGAAAATAATATAATAAGTATTTTTTTCATTAGTAATCCCAAGAAATAGTCAATGTTCCGTTCCACCAAATGCTTTTAGATGAAGCTGTTTGTTTTCTTATTAAAACAATAATAGCATCATTTTCAGCAACAGTTAAGGTTCCGCTAAGAGTCATATCTGCAATCATAGATGCTTTAGTTCCGTCTGAGCTGTTTGTTAGATCTAATTTTGTTCCTAACAAAGTTAAGTTAACATTTGCATCTTCGTTATTTGTTACAGAAAGCTTATAAAGTTCTAAATCCCAATCAGCACTAGCCGTGCCTCCATAAAAAACTTTCCAACCTGTGATAGTTCCGCTTGAAGGACAAACAAACTCAGAATATACATGAGCCCATTTTCTACCTTCGTTTTCTGTATTGTTTGTGGCATCAGCAGGATCTACTACTAGGCTGTAGTTGTGATAGTCAGCAGAAAACTGTTTTCCATAATAAGCACCCACACTACCACTGCTACTGTGATAACCTCCTGTTGAGATAAATCCTCTTATATTGTTTGTTTGCCACTCTAAATTACCACTGCTATTCTTTATAAGATGCGTGTTGTTACTAGCTGTGCTAAATCCTTTTGGATTGTGTAATTGAGCCTCCTCTAATGTACTATGTAAATTGCTTGCCATATTATACTCCTGCTACAAAAATTTCTACGTCTACATCGTTAGCAGCAGGGTTCACCTGTATGCTTGCTATGTCAGCCATAGTTCCAAAACTAGGTGATGTGTCTGCTTCAGCTAACATTAAATCATCAGGAGCTCCTAAAATATGAGACTCTCCTGCCGATAACCTAACCTGATAAAGTGTTGCAGCACCTACAACAGCTAACTCAACAGCGTTAGTATCATCTAGGTTTGTTACTCTAATATATTTTGCATCCTCTAAGTCTATTGCATTAGCAGAAGCAAAAGCATTACCGTTAAATGTAGCAATAGTTGTTGTTTGGCTATTCATACATTTTACAACTCTTTTAAAAGCCTCTGTTATGCTTGATATTGTCAACTCCTTTGTGCCGCCAAAGTTGTTACCTCCTAAAGAAAGATTTTCTGTTAGCGTTACCGAAAGTGTTGATGCTGTTATTGTTGTTGCCATATCTTTTTATTTATTTCTGTCGTACGCCCAATTTTTCAGAGCAATATAGTTTTTACTGTAAGGACACTCCTTACTTACATTTTTGCCTTGTTTTTGCTTTCTAGCTCTAGCTATGTATGCTATTGCTTTTCTAGCTTCGGTAGCGTCATTAGAAGTCCAATCAGCCTTCTTTTTTGATAAAAGCTTTAGATTTCTGTTGACAGCATCTCTACCCAAGCTTGCTTTTTTACTGCACTTTGTTTCTGACCAATCTTTTAGCTCAGAATAACTCATGTTTACAGAAGCTTTGTACTCCTTAAATGTTTCCGCAATTTCTTCTTCAGTAAAATTATAGGTTTCATGTTCTCTACCACACATCCAAGATCCGTCAGGCATTTGATGCTCGTAACCATCAGGACAATTAGGGTTTTTTCTAACTGTCGCATTGCAAATGTGTCTTAAAAAAAATGTTACTATATCCATTAGTAAAATATTATTCCGTTAAGTTTAGTTGCTTCGTCTGTGTCAGGCATAGAGCTATCACCATCCGTTCCGTAAAGAGGATATTTGTTTGTTTGATCGTTGTGTGTTATAAAAGCAATCATGTCGTTAAGCATAACTTTAGCTTTTCTATATGTGTCTTGCTTCATTTGATTAAATTGCTCTACATTAGCAGGCGTGCTAAAATCTGAAACATTTACAACTAGACCAGCAGATGTTGTGTTGTATTGAATTTCATTCATAACTTCAAAACGAACAAACCAACAAAGACAAGGTTTTAAAAAATCATTCATCAATATTGTGTTGTCAGCACTAAGTGTACCTGTGCTATCGTTTTGTGTTTTTATTTCTTCGTAAAAATCCAAACCCAACTCAGGCTTTATGTGAGCTAATTCAGCAATATCAATAATGCTGTTACTAATCAACGCTGTATCTGTTGCTTGATTAGTAAAAGAGTTAGATATTACCTCAGAAGCAGTAACAAGATTGTCATATTTTCTTACATTAGCCATATTAGTTTGTTGTTATTGTTTCTGTTTTTTCTACTTTAATTGACTGTCTGTCAGATAATAACATATCACCATCATCCATTGGAGCAAGATCTTTGTGAAGCATAGCTCTTTGTTCGTTGATTGTTAATACTTGTTTAGGGTCTATATCAGAAAGGAATGAAATCGGAGGCTCATAAATTACCACCAAATCCTCTGTGTCTAATCCTAACTCATTGTTAATTACCTTTTTGATAGGGTCAAGCAAAATGTTTGTAGTATCTTTGATAACTGTTGACATTGCTAATTCATAAGCAATTCTTATTTCGCTCCCCGTGTTGTTCATCTTTCCTGATGAAACAATACCGCTTAATGCGGGCTGCCATCTATGTGCAGTAATAATGTTTTGATCTGTTAACTTCTGTAAGTCCAAGAAGTCTCCATCCTCTTTGTTATTAAGAATTTGAACATCAGTTCCACGACTTTCGTCAGCGTTCTTAACAAGGAATAATATCTTTGAGTTGTTTCCGCTACCTGTAAGGGTGTCCTTTGCAGTTTCCACAAACTTTTCAGCTTCAGCCTCACCAAAATCTCCATTCACCGTTACTATCGCTGATGGGCTAAAACCATTTTTAAAATTAGTGTGATTAAATTTACCTATTTCATAATCAATAGCTATGTGCTCTAGTGCAGCTACATAGTCAGGTAAGCCATAAAAGCTAAATGTGCTTTCGTAATCTTTGTAGTGTATAATAAAACTACTACCACCTATTCTTGGGTAAATAGGTATTTTTTGAGTTTTTTCAGGGTATCTTTTTGCGTTCTCCCAATCAGGGTGAAAGAAAACATCCCTTTTGTTTTTTGATAGCCTAGCTGTTGCAGCGTCTTTGTGGTAAAAGTTAACACCGCCTTCATAAATCACACCTTCAAGGAAAGCGTTTCCATAAGTAAAGTAATCGTCAGCTAGTTTCTTAAAGCAGTCTTTTAATGACTCTCCATTAGCATTTACATCCTTAATATACTCCCTTAAAGCTTCATTCTCTGTCTTAAAGCCACTACCTGTTGTAAAGGTAGTTTTTTGTGCTAATACAGACCTATGTGTAGATGAGTGTCTTTTAAGGTCAGAAAGATATTGAGGAAAAAGATTGTCTTTTCCAAAAGGAATATAATCTTCTCTTACTCTGTCAATCTGCTTAACCTCTCTATCTACATTAGGAGTGCTAATGTTTACAAAAGCATATTTAGTATTAAAATTACTCTTTGTCTGAGCCTTTTTTACTTGATTTTGCTTTTTTGGTTTTCTTTTCTGCTGCATCTTCTTTAGTTACTAAGTTGGTATGACCAAGTTCATATACTTTTTTCATTTCCTCTTGAGTAGCCTTAGACCAAGATACTTGGAAACCATCAAAAAAAGTAGTTCCGCCTTTTAATTTTGCTTTATACATAATGCTAATATAAAAAAAAAGAAGGGAAAGGGCGAACTGCCCTAACCTTTCCTTTTAAGTTAATATTAAGTAGTCATTGTTCCAACAGAAGCATCAACCGTAATACTGTTAGTTACAGCTCTTGGAAGTTCTCCTGATTGTGCAACAATAGTTACCGTAACACCGTTTTCATCACCTAAAGCTGCACCTGTTCCTCCTTCGATAGAAGTAAGTCTAGCGTACATTTGAGCATTACCTCTTACGCTATCTGAAGCTTGGTAAGCCTTTGACAGTCCAATAATGTGCTTTTGTGTATCGTCATAACCTTGTGTTATAACTACTAAATCTTGATTTGCCATACTTTGCAAATTGCTTAAGTGTGCAGTTGAAATGTTAGGAACATAGAATGATACAGTATGCTCAAACATAATTGTACCACCTTCTTTAGAACCTGAAGTAGTTAAAGACCCTGTACCTTGTTTTAAGTCAAAGAGAGCAAGAACATCTCCACCAACTAAAGTTACACCGTGAGCATCAGCAGAGTCAACAAAATCTCCACCTGCCGTCATATTACTTACAGCACTATATAACCCAACACCAACATACTGCAATCCACCTCTAATCTCTAAGTCAGAATGTGCGATTGCTAAATTTTCTATTGCCATTTTATTTTGGTTTTATTAGTTAAATAAAAAATTAAGGGGGAGTATTTCATCCCCCTTTAATTTAATTGAATTATACAGAAATTGCGTTTGGAGTGTAGTAAGTACACAGTTTAGCATCTTTCAATGCTACGCCTACCATATAAGCAACACGGAATCTGTAAGCCTTGTGATCCATAGAATACCATTGCTCAACAGAGTTTGTGTCAAAGTCAGTTCCAATTACAAAAGCATCTTTTGTAGTTAACATAGCTCTGTGTGTTTCAGCAGCAGCAGTACAACCACCTATTTCTGAAGCATCAGCAGCAATGTGAGTGTCCCAATCTCTACGAACAACAAGAGGAATACCTCTATATGTTAAGTTTGGAACTCCGTTTACCATAGCACCATAACCAGCAGCAGCAAAGTTAGATGATTCTAATGTAGAAGCCATGTAGTCATCAGCGATGTCTCCCGACACAAAGAATACATGATTTCCTGCTTCTAATAATTCAGGAGCAGCAGAATCATAAAGACCTTGCATAATTTTTACTCCATTACCAGCTACTAACGCAGCATCATCAGCCTGTGTGCTCAAACCAGCGTATTCTCTTGTTAATGCTGTTGCACTAGCTTCCCTAGCAACTTGGAAGATACCATCATAGATACCATAGTTTACATCCGCTTCAGCAACATCTGACAACCAAACCTGACGGTTAAAGTCAGCTTTTACCGCTTGACCGATCAAATCTAATAGAATGTTTTTTACAATAGTACCATCAACATTATCAAACTCGTGTTGTGAACGCATTAACTGACCTTTCATTTTGTTAAAAAGCTCGTTTGCTCTAAACTCAAGTTCTGCTTCTACTCTTTTTGGAGTAATTGTAATAGTTGAACCATAATCTGCATTACCTTGTGGTTGAAAGGCAGCTCCACTTTCCGCTAAAGTAACTTTTCCTAATTGATTGAATTTATCAATAACAGTAGTACCTTTAATGTTAGGTAATACCTCCATATACTGCATATAATCCTGACCCATAAAGATAGGTTGGAGAATACTTCTGTTTACATCATACTGTTCAACAGTAGGTAAACTTGTTAATTGTATAGCCATTTTTTTTTATTTTATAATTTAATTATTTTAAAAGTGCTTTAGCCAAAACATCCCAACCATTAACTACAACATCAGTTTCGTTAATTGCAGGGTCATTATCTGCTTCTACTTTAGTTTCAGTAGCGTTTAATTTTGCTAGTTCTGCTTCCATTTCAGACACCTTGTTTTCTAAGTCAGCGATAAAGCTTTCTTTTTCAGCAACGATGCTTGTTAGTTCTTCTTTCTCGTTTGATAGGTCAGTCAACTTGTTAGTGATTTCCTCATTGTCAGAAAGAACAACTGAAACTTCTTCATTAGCAGGGGCTTCAGCTACAACCTCGCCCTTAACAGCGTTAAGTATTTCTTCCTTAACACCATTAAACCAATTTTTTAATTCATCAGTCATTTTCGTTTTTTTAATATTACTAATTAACTCTAGTTTGTTTTTAACTTCTTCTTCATTTACATTAGTAAATTTAGAAAAGTCAAACTTCGCAGCTACTTTAATAGGCTCTGTGATAGTATCAATAAAACCCATATCCATAGCTTCTTGACTTGTTAACCAAGTTTCTTCATCCATCATATTAGCAATAGTTTCATCAGACATCTGAGTTTTCTTTGCATATATGTTTACAAGCTCTTGTTTAATTTTGTCAAGTAAATCAGCAGTCTTACGCATTTCCTCAGCATCACCCATAGAGCCGCCAAAAGGATTATGAATCATAAAGAAGCCATTTTCTGCCATCTCTATATTATCTCCAGCTAATGCAATGATAGTAGCAATAGAGGCAGATAATCCTTCAATCTTCACATTGACATAGCCTTTGTGTGAACGAAGAACATTGTAAATAGCAAGACCATCAAAAACGCTTCCCCCAACAGAGTTCATACGAATTGTAATATCTTTCTTGCCAACTGATTTTAGATCGTCTATAAATTTTTTAGCAGAAGTGCCGTAGTCTCCAATTTCATCATAGATAGAAATTTCCACAGCATTTGCTTTATTTTGAAAAGAATACCAATTATTCATTTTGCAAAAATACCTATATGTATTTGTTTGATTACGAAAAAGTTGGCAGAAAGTTACCTAATATTATATTTAGGTCTAAAAGTCTTGCTTTTTTTGTAAACTATGTTTTGTGCAGTCCTATCGGATATGTCATACTTTATTGATAAATCCATAAAGGTGTATGTAATATGACCTTTGTTTTCTTTAAGTATTTTATCAAAATCAGCAATAACCATGTAATCACGAAGTTTTTTAGGATCAACAAGACCCCTCTCTATAAGGTGCATTAAAACATTCTTTATCCCTGCTTCTTCGGAAAATTTAACTTTAATGTCATTGTAGCACTTTTCTACAAATTCATCAATTATTTCAATCTTGTTTTGACGGATAGCCATAGCCACAATTTATATAAATACGCAAACAATTACAAATTGTTACAATTTAGTTATTAACAAGCCAATGTTAAAAAGACGCTTGTGATTCCAGAGCATTAACCCTGTTCTGTGTTTTTGTAACATCACTTTCAACCATAACTACTTTAGATGAGCCCATACCACCGCTAACTATCTGTTGAACACTTCTTAGCTCTCCACCCATAGCAAACTTCTCTCCTGAGCTAATAAGACCTCCGTCAGCAAACTTAACCCCGTTTCCGTTGTATGAGTTTATTGCAGATAGTATAGGTCTAAAAGCTGATGTTGAACGCTTGTTAATTATAGCCTCACCGCCTTCTGCCTCATGTATTCTACCACCAACCGCAAACTTAACACCTCCGTGTGCGTGTGATGCGCCTTCAAACATACCGCCTGCTGTAAGACCACCTTTAGCAAATCTACCACTTTGACCTCTCCCTATTGTTTCTGTTCCTCTTGATCCGCCTCCTGATCCACCGACAAGTCTTTGTATCATTGGTGTAACGATAGCCTTCATACCTAGACCTAAAGCAAGTTTTGCAAAAAATGGTATTGTTTTATCTTCAAACATAGAAGCTAAAGCATTTACAAGTATCTCATTTATCTTTATAGTAAGAACACTAGCAAAAGCTTGCTCTACGGTTTGAGCACCCATAATAGCGTTCTCTATAAGTTGTTCGCTATTTTTTTTGTTAGCCTCTGCTGTTGCTTCTGCTGAAAGCTTTTTCTTACCCTCCATTAAAATCATAGCTTGACCTGCTGCATCGTGAGCAATAGAGGTTTGATTTATTAAGTTTCTTTCAGCATCATAAGTAGATATTTTCATGTTGAATATAGCTTCTTGTAATTCAGCTTCAGACCCTATTCTACCATCGACAAAATCTTTCATTAACTGAGTTTCTTGTTCTTTTATTTGATCATTTAACTCAGCCATTCTGCTTTTTACCTGTGCATCAAATCCTTCTCCAGCACCACTTGTCTTAGGAACACTAAAATCTATTTCAGCTTGTTTCTCTACACCAAGCTCTTTTAAGGCTTTTATTTGTGCTTCAATTCTTGCTATTTCTCGATTTCTATGTGCAATTTGCTCCCTAGTTGCAGTAGGTAATTTTTTAGCTTGTTCTAACTGATCCTCTCTTATCTTAAAAAGTGATGCTTGAGCTTCAAACTCCGATTGTAATGATTTTTTCTTATCTTCAGCAGCCTTTTTAGCTTCTTTGGAAGCGTTTGCCTCTTTCTGCTCTTGATCTATTATCAACTGACTAAACTCTCTTATTGCAATACCTTGTGCTTCTAAGTTTTTTCTAGCTTGTTTTACTCCCTTTGAATCTATATTAAAATAAAGAAGCATTGAAGTTTTTTCAGCATCTTTTACCTCTTGTTGTAAAAATGTCTGTCTATCTTTTAGTTGTTGAAGTTCATCCTTCATTATGTCAGATGTACTTGCTCTATATATCTCTCTCTCGTTTTCTTTAAATAGTTTTAATGCTTCTTCTTGGTCTTTAAGAATAGCTTTTACATCTTTGTTTGCTTTTGATATTATTGATACTGAATTTTGTTCAGCAGTTCCAAATTTTTTAGCATAATGATTGAGTAAAAATACTTGATCTTCAACAAAACCTTGCAGCCAAGTACCGAAATCACCTTCTGTTAAAGTAAGGGTGAATCCTTCCCAAGCAGATTTTAATTTAAGTAAAGCACCGCCAAGAGTGTTTTCCATTACATCAGCCATTTCTTTACCTTTGCCTGATGAATCTTCCATTAAGGCATTGAAATCAGTAAGCGTGTCTGCTCCTGCTATAAATGAGTTCATAGCCTGAACCTGCCTTCTATCAACAATCTGCATTACACCTGCAACATCAATACCTGAATCACTAAGTTCTTTTAATGCTACAATAAGATCTCCTCCTGAGTGTACCGTTCTTCCTAATCTTTCTGATAAATCAGATGTAGGATCTTGTAGGTGTAATAATATGTTACGAAGCGATGTACCTGCAATAGATGCCTCCATACCACTATTAGTAAGCAAAGCCAATAGACCTGTTGTTTCTTCAAAAGAAAACCCTGCCATAGCTGCAATAGCAGAAACCTTAGACATAGATGTTTGAAACTTCTCAATATCTAATGCCGAACTAGAAAATGCGGCAGCCATCCCATCAGCAAATCTAGCAGTTTCTTCTGTGCTCTCTCCAAACCCTCTAAGTGTAGCAGCTACAACCGTTGCTGTTCTACCAAGATCCTCACCCATCGCTGTTGATAACTGAAGTATAGCTTCTTGCGACTCTAATATCTCTTGAGGGCTAAAACCAAGTTTAGATAAGTTGAGTTGAAGTTCACCCACCTGTGATGCTGTAAAGAAGGTTGTTCTACCTAACTCTTTTGCTGAGTTATTTAGATCCTTAAATTCTTTGGCACTCGCACCGCTAATAGCTTTAACCTTAGCCATTTGGAACTCAAAGTTCCCTCACTCT